TTTGCATCGTCATCAGCATACAAAGCGTAGTTCACTGCCATAGTATTCTCGCAAGGAACAAAGATTCTTATGCGGGACGAAAGGACCGTGTACTTATTGTACTGCGCAGCCATTTCATCGTGAAACATAGGCTGGTGACCGACTCCAGTGAAATCTGGATCGTAAATGCTGTTCGCTCGGAACTGATAAACACTAGCAACGCCAGCGCCAACACCAGCGGGAATACGAATGGTGTCGACATACTTATGTCTCAAGAGTTTTGAGTTAGGGAAAGGAGTCAAGCTTCGGGACAGGTTAAGTCTATAGGACCGGGCCGCACGGCGCAAACCGGCGATATTACGGGTTCCACGAAGGGTTCCGTAATTACCAGCTCTACGCCTTTGAATGGCTGCGCGGCGTCTTTTTACGCTGGCGCGCCTTCTTTGCGTCCGTCGTCTGTACGTGACTGCCATGTTCTTTCTAAGTTCGCAAATTCAAAAATGATTGGCGGGATTTTATCAACGGGCAATTTTTACTGGTCACTGCAAAACCTCACAAATGAGGTTTGACCAGTGACCAGACGGCTGGGTAATACTAGCCAGCCGTCTGGTCGTCCTCACTTCCGAATTCTCATGCCCGATGAACGATCGCGAGGTTGGTGCTTCACAATCAACAACCCAACTGGGTGGGACGACGTCGATCTCCAAGCATGCGTTAGCGACGCCAAGTACCTCATTCGAGGAAAAGAAACGGGGGAAAACGGAACGCCCCACTACCAAGGATACGTTTACTTCGCCAACAAGAAGTCTCTGCGTCAAGTCAAAGAACTGCTGCCGCGAGCTCACCTGGAGCGCCAACGAGGAACCATCAACCAAGCAATCGAGTACTGCGAAAAAGATGGCGATTGGGAGGAATGGGGAGATCGCCCACGTGGACCAAGTGGCCAAGGTGATCAGTGGAAAACGGTCATCCAACTCGCCAGACAAGGGAAGCTGCAAGAAATCGAAGACAATCACCCGGCAATCTTCCTCCGCTACCACGCCAAGTTATTCGGCCTTCGTCGACCTGAGACTCCACTTATTCTCGAAAACCTGGAGAATGAGTGGTGGTATGGAGCTACTGGGACCGGGAAATCAAGGGAGCTGTGGCAGCGATACCCGGGACACTATCAAAAGTCCTTAAACAAGTGGTGGGACGGATACAACGATGAAGAAGTCGTCGCGATTGAGGAGTGGGCACCCAAGAACGAAGTTACCGCAAGTTTTCTGAAGATTTGGGCCGACCGCTATCCCTTCACAGCGGAGATCAAGGGAGGAACTCTTCCGAAGATTCGACCGAAGAAGATCATCGTTTTATCCAACTACACCATCGACGAATGCTTCGCCAACTCTCAAGACTTGGATCCCATCAAGCGTAGATTTAGCGTTAAGCATTTCGTTTCACTTCAGAGTTAATCATTTAATGTATTAACTTTTTCGGGCTATCATTTTATAAAGGTATAAATTTTTCTCCAGTGTTTTGTTGGGGACAGTATATATTGGGGTAATTGGCAGGAGCGTCGATCGGTCGTGCTGCCGCACTCCCTCTCTCACAAACCGGATGTGGTTCGAGGGGTAGGGTTTTATGATCCTGTGTGGTCCACAGGCTGACGCCAAAGGACGGTGTAGTAGATCTCCACCATAATATCCTCTACAGCGAGAGTGGCAGTATTGGCCACAGGACACTTCCAAATGGTGAAGTATTTGGTAACTCCAGCAGGAGGGTTAGAACCAACGCTAACAAGCTGCTGATCATCTGCTGTTATTCCAGAGCGCGTTGTCCTGTTCCACTTAGCAGCGTCATACCAACCCGAGAGGATCAGAGGGTAGACGCGCTTATCCTGCTTAATGGACTTAAAGGAGCCATGTTGTTCCATGAACGTATTGTTGTTGGTGGCAATGTTTGCATCGTCATCAGCATACAAAGCGTAGTTCACTGCCATAGTATTCTCGCAAGGAACAAAGATTCTTATGCGGGACGAAAGGACCGTGTACTTATTGTACTGCGCAGCCATTTCATCGT